AAGGCGGCAATGTACGTAAAGGCGAGAAAGCAGCAAAGATTATCTTTTTCTCACAAGCCAAGGATAAGAAAGCAGCAGCGGCCGGTGAAGACAAGTTTTATCAATTTGCACGGGCTTACCATGTTTTCAATGTTGAGCAAGTAGAGGGGATTGACATAATCGCAAGTGAAGATACGCCGATATCTGACAATCAAAAGATTGAAGCTTGCGAGAATCGCATTATTGCTACTCAAGCGAAATACTCTATCGGGGGTGATACCGCTTGTTATATCCCCTCAATCGACTCAATCAGAATGCCCGCTTTAAATACTTTTCAATCCGCAGAGCATTATTACGCGACTTTCTTTCACGAATTAACGCACTGGACAAGCGACAAAACGCGTTGCGACCGTGATCTAAGCAAAGGCAGGTTCGGTAACAGTGACTATGCTTTCGAAGAATTAGTCGCCGAACTAGGTGCTGCATTCTTATGTCAGCAACACGGTATCAAAGGCGACTTACGCCATGCCGGATATATAGATCACTGGCTTAAATGCTTGAAAGCGGATAGCAGAGCAATATTCAAAGCCAGTGCATTAGCGCAGCAAGCAAGCGATTTTCTGCTTAATTGTGGCACTGATAAGCAGGTTTTGATTGAAGATGAACTGTTAGCAGCTTAATTAAAGGGGGGATTAAAAAATGGGCGACCGCGCTGTAATTACTGCATCAAAAGACAAAAATTCTGGAATAGGCATCTATTTGCATTGGAATGGCGATATTAAATCAATCGTTGCATTTTTAGATTCTGCAAAAGAACGGGGTTATCGCAATCCCGAAAGTGATAGTACGTATGCAATGGCGAGATTGTGCGGCCTATTGCATGAGTTTTTCGGGGTTCAATCGTCAACGTCACTTGGAATTGGTGAATTAAAACGATTGGATTGTGACAATTTCGATAATGGCGTTTACGTCATTGGCAACGATTGGCAAATAACCGATAGATACGGTGAAGGTTCCAAACCATTAAACCTAGATGCAATAAACGAAATTAGAAAAACCGAAAGATATAAACAAATATGCCAAAAACTAACTATTTGCGAGGAAAACCATGAATAACTACGATTTATTAACTGACAATCAAAAAGCATTTGTTGCAGCAATAGATTCTATCGGTGGAATACCAGTAGAGGCGGTAATAGAATTTTTAATTATGGAAAGCGACGATTTTTATCGCAATTCAAAATACCGCGAACACTACACTCAACTAGAGGATTGTTGGCAAATATTTCAATTTGCTATTACGCATGAAAAAAGGCGCTGTATAAGCATTTGCGACAAGTTGGGTGATGATGGATTAGACGGGCACTATTGTGCGGATGAAATAGGGGCTAATCATGCTTAAAACACTACTTGAATTGATAGCAGGTGCGTTTTGTTTCCTGATTATGTATTGCTTTTTTATACTTTTATTATCTGCTTAGGGGAAATAACCATGAAAAAACGTGAATGTTTTAACGCCTTAATGAATCAATCAACCGACTGGATTCTAAAGTCGGCAGAAAATCCGAATCAATTTATGAGTAAGACAATTATTCTTTTGCATTATCTAGCTTTACGTAAAAAGGGTTTTTAAGGCGTTTAATTTGTTTAGGCTAGTCTGGTATAGGCTAGCCTTTTTTATCGCCCTAAACGGGCTTAAAATCAATTTAAAGGGGATTGTTATGGGAAAGCTTAAAGAAAGCATTATCGTATCAAGTGAACATAATGAATTAGTTATCGATGAAACAATAGATTATCAACGGATTATCGATGCACTTATCGCAGGTGCTACCGCTTTCAATATGCTGTCGAATCATTGTCCGGTTGACGAAAAGCATTATTTTCAAGATAAACGCAATGAATTATTGAATTGTGCGGCAGTTATGCAATCTTTCGTATAAGCCGTTTTAAGGCGTTTTCAGGATGGGATGGTATCTTTCCATTCCCATGCCTGAATTTTCAGTCCTACGCGCCCGTATGCGCGTTTAAACCCTACTCTGGAGGAATCATGTCCACTCCTAAGAAACTCTACGCTGTCACTCCGCTGGCACAACCGGACGCGCAGCCAAGTGCGAGACCCAAAAGGCTAAAGCCCCAAGCCCCCAAGCCTACATCAATCCTAGATCAAAACTTTGCTTACACAAGTTCAGCAGGTACAGACCTGAGAGCTAAGTTCAGAGCTATGGGATTCAAAACCCCAAAGGTAAAAAGAGTTAAGTAAATGTTACTGCTTAATTTTTAAGCACCTATTATATGTTTTTCTATTGAGATAAAGAAAATAGTCGATAGTTCTTTGTATAAAGAACTATTCATAGACTTTATATATATCAAGAACCATGCCAGATCAAAGTTATCCACAGGTTATCCACAGATAGATAGTCCCTATTGCTATCTGAAAACCCATAATTATTATTCATAGACAATAATCTGATAATCATTTACATTGCGTTTGCATCATCTTTTTAAATTACAACTAGGAGGAATTATGAAGTATCTATTCGCTTTGTGGTTAGCTATTACTGCCCCGCTTGTGTACGCCTCATGCACCTATCACACCTATTGCGACCAGACAGGACGTTGCGAAAATTGTAGTACCTGCTGCTACGGTAACAACTGCACAACTAACTGCTACTAAATTAGACAACCCTTTCGGGAGATTAGGAAATGACATATTTGAAAGACATTAAAGTGTGTGTTGATTGCGTTTTCTACGGTACACCTCACGGTCAACGTGACCGCTGCATACATCCCAAGCTAACCACAATTGATTTAGTTACTGGTAACGCTGAATACCCTTACTGTCACGCAGAGAGACGCACACAACTGCCAGACCATTGCGGCGACAAAGCTACCCTTTTCGTTCTAAACAGAGAAGCAGAGAGCGACCGACAAGAGCGTTTAAAAGAGCTTGAGGAGGCTATGCGTGAAGCCCCTACCCTATAGCCCCCAAGACCTTGATCGCACGATAGGAAGGCTTACAGCAGTCCTAGAGGATGAATTCGGTGATGACCTAGCAGGATGGGGAGCAGCCACTCTAATACTGCTATCAACGATATTAGATATGACAGGTGTGGATAGACAAGAGATTGCCAACCACATACTACAACCAACTAGAGGGGATTTGCAATGAATCAAATGATGGATACAACATTTGCAGCAATAGGAAAGCTTAAAGAAGTTGAGTTTGAACTTCACCGTTTGAAGAACGCATTAGAAATGATGAGTCGAGCAAGTGAAAGAAAGATTAAACCCGAACCAACAATTGATAACTGGCCTTTGTATTCAGGATTGCCGCAACCAAAAGAAGACCAAGGACTAACTACAAATCCGCTGCCAGCTATAAAACTACAAGAGGATTGGACGTTAGGAGTTGGATTTAAGAAAGCAGTACCAGAAAGTTGGGCACAAAGCGCACAAGTAATTGGTACGCAAAAGAAAGAATGGGTAGGGCTGACGGATGAGGAGATTCGACAAAGCTATGAAACAACTGGTCATTATCAAACACTAAGACCACAAGACAGTTTTGCAGTGTATGCGTTAGCCCGTGCCGTAGAAGCCAAACTAAAGGAGAAAAATACATGACAAGCGTCAATACAGATGATTTTGCACCAGAGGTACGTAATGCAGCATGGTGGTCGGGTGATTCCAGACTAGCAGCTAACGGCAGGGCTGCTGACGCAATCCTAGTTAAGCAGGGAAAGAAGGAGCCGCCTGATCTATCTGAAGTGGAAGAAGTACAGATGGGTAAGGTGATGGAACCAACCATTGCCAGACTGTTCCAAGACAAGCACAAGATAGAACTCAAGGACGCTGACTATGTTCTTTCGCATAAGACTGAGCCGTGGCTTAAATCTCATTTTGATTACATCAGTGCAGATGGACGAATACTCGTTGAATGCAAGAACTACAACGCTGGCGTTCTGTCTAAGTTCGACGAAGAAACAAACATGGTTCCTGTTCCTGATATGGCGCAACTCATACACGAAGCGGCCTGTCATAACGTGGATGAGATTTATCTTGCAGTCCTCTTTGGTGGACAGAAGTTCAGAACCTTCCACTTCAACATTACTCAGGAAATGAAAGATGAGCTTGTTCAAACGATGGCAAAGCTTTGGGCAATTGTTGTATCGAATGCCGAGCCACAGGCTAGTGATGTTGAATCAACCAAGCTTATCTGGCCTACTTCAAGTGAGGAAGTCGCAACTGCAACAGGGGCGGTTGAACAGGCTTGCGTTGTGCTTAGTGAATACAAGGCACGAATCAAACTTCTTGAAACCGAAGCGGAGAAAGTTGAAGTTGCGATTAGGGAATATATGGGTGCGAAAGGTTCGCTCGTTAGCGTGGATGGAAAGACGCTCGTTACGTGGCGTAACTCTAAGCCAAGCATGAAGTTCTCAAGCGAATTGTTTAAACAGGCTATGCCAGACGTTTATCAAAAGTTTGTAGTTGAAGTAAATGGTTCACGCAGGTTCTTACTCAAGTGAGGATGATATGACACATGAATACACAGAAGATTGGTTTACCCGTCACATACCTGTTTTTAAAGATGTGACTGACAAATTAGAAAAACGTAATAATTTTCTTGAAGTTGGCAGTTTTGAAGGCCGTAGTGCTTGCTGGCTATTGGAAAATGTATTGTCTGATGAAGGTTTATTAACGTGCATAGATAACTGGTATGGAGTCAAAGAACATAACTCTGACGGAGCATTAGCAGAAAAGCTGTTTGATAAAAACATACAACTATCAAGAAAGCCTAATCAAGGAGTTTTTAAATTATCAGGCAATAGTCCAGAAAAACTTGCTGAACTAATCAAGGATGGTGACAAATACGATTTTATTTATGTAGATGGTCACCATTCATCTCCAATGGTTTTGTCAGACGTTGTTATGTCATTTTGGCTGCTAGAAATAGGTGGCATTATGCACATGGACGATTACGGATGGGACTTCTATGCTGGTTCATCAACTCAACATCCAAAGCCAGCTATTGATGCCTTTGTAAGTTGCTTTGCTGAATATATTGAAGTTATTTATGTTGGCTACCAATACGCCATTAGACGAATTAAATAAGGGGATAAGATGAGTAACTTAGTTCCGTACCAAGATATAGAAAAGATGGCAGTAGTTATAGCAAAGTCTGGATTGTTTAACGTCAAGACAGAACAGGAAGCTATGGCGTTGATGCTGATAGCACAGGCAGAAGGATCACACCCTGCCGCTGCTGCGCGTGACTATCACGTTATCCAAGGTAGGCCAGCATTGAAAGCAGACGCAATGATGGCTAGGTTCCAGCAAGCGGGTGGGAAGGTGGAGTGGAAGGAATACACAGATGATTGCGTTACTGGTGTTTTTAGTCATCCCGCTGGTGGGTCTTTGTCTGTCACTTGGACTATCGAGATGGGGAAGAATATCGGGCTGGTTAAACCGGGTAGTGGATGGCACAAATATCCTAGAGCTATGCTCAGAGCGCGTTGCATCTCAGAAGGAATCCGATCCGTATATCCCGGCTGTGTCGCAGGTGTTTACACGCCAGAGGAAGTTCAGGACATGGAGCCGCCAAAGCAAACTCAGGAAGTTGACATGGGGAAAGCGGAAGTCGTGGTTGAGGAAATAAAGAAAGCCAAAGAGAAAAAAGAAGGTGAGACTTTTTTGCCTCTCTACGTGCCGGGGATGGACGAGCCGTTCAGCGAATCCACGGATTTAGCAGAATGGGAGATTTCCTTTCACGACATGGTTCACAAAATAAAGGCAAGCCAAAAGCTTACTAGCGATGTTAAACGCGAAAAGCTAAAGATGCTTAAAGATGCAAACGGTGAAGTGATAGACAAACTAGATGCGCCTACCAAAATGAAAGTAATGGCGGCTGCTAATTCGTTGGAGGAAGTATGAAGAACCATAATGAAAGACCGGGCAAGGGCGTTCTATTCACGAACGACAAGCGCAAGACAGATACACAACCTCACCTTAAAGGTGGCTTTACTGCTGACAGAGACATTAAAGAAGGTGAGTGGGTCAAGCTTGCAGGGTGGCGTAAACCTACTCCAGTAGGTGAGCTTATATCTTTAGCGCAGGATAACTTCGTGCCTGATCCTAGCTACAAGAAACCTACTGAGGGCAGCACAGTAAGAGAGTACAGCCCACACGATGATGAGATTCCTTTCTGATGGCTGCTAGTCGCTCACCCACACAACGAAGCCTTGAGTATTTAAGAGAGCAAGGCTACCACTGCGAGATTGTAGAGAAGTGGAATTCTTTTACTAAACAAAGGAAGGACTTGTGGGGGTGGTGCGACATTCTCGCTATACGTAAGGATGAAGTTCTAGCGGTACAAGTAACGGCTTCTGCTGTTGCTGACCGTATAAAGAAAATTCAAGATTCAACCACGGTTGCGCTAGTCAGAGATGCCGGAATAAGAATTGAAGTACATGGCTGGCGCAAGAATAGTAAAGGCAGATACGTCATTAGAGTGGAGGATATATCGTGAAAGAACCGCACGTACACGCAGAAGTAATTAAGCCGCAAGAGTTATTTGTTACCTACTTAGTTGAGAATCCAAACAATTTTAGATTTCCAGAGCATTGGGAAACACCTAATCTCAAGCTTACGTTTGAGGCAAATAAACTTACAAAAGCGGAGGTTTTATGAATGCTGCAAAGTTTGATAAGTCTGAACGATTACAGAAAGTCGCAAATCTTTTGGGGCGGGGAGGGGAATACACAACGCTAGATATTATCCAGAAGGCAGGAGTGTGTGCAGTCAACAGCATTATTTCAGAACTCAGAGCTAACGGTTACAGCATCGACTGTCAGCGCAGAGCAGACAAATGGTTTTATAGGATGAACAAATGAAAAAAATATTTATTGCCAGCCCGATGTACGGAGGCCAATGCTACGGTTTTTACGCACAAAGCTTACTGCAACTTAATAACCTGCTAAGAGACAACAACATACAGAGCATGATGTCATTCATGTTCAACGAAAGTTTGATTACTCGCGGCAGGAATGCTCTAGCGCATGGCTTTATGAAGTCAGACGCAACGCACTTGATGTTCATAGATGCAGACATTCAGTTCAACCCTGCTGACTTCTTACAAATGATTGAGTCAGACAAAGATGTTATCTGCGGTATCTACCCTAAGAAAGAAGTTAATTGGGCAGGAGTACGCAAGGCAATAGAGTCTGGTGTACCTGACAGTCATTTGAAATACCACACAGGTTCTTTCGTGGTTAATCTAAAGAATTATGTAGGTGAGGCTACGGTTCCAGTAAATGAGCCAGTAGAGATATGGAATGGCGGCACAGGATTCATGCTGATTAAGCGTGAAGTATTTGAAAAGCTAAAGCCTATCGTTCCTTGGTACGTCAATGACGTTACTGATCTGTCTGGAAATATAGGGGCAGAACAGATTAGCCAATACTTTACAGAGAGCATAGAGCCAGAGACTAAGCGCTTACTGTCAGAGGACTATCACTTCTGCAACACATGGAGAGATAACGGTGGCGAGATATATGCAGCACCGTGGGTAGGTTTGACGCATATAGGAACCTACGCATTTGATGGAAAACTTATTCCAGCACCATAAGGAGATAGCATGACTGAAGAAAAATACATACAAAGACCAGACTTTGCTTTGTTCGATCACATCATGGAAACAAACAACCTAAAGAATGATGCTAGGCTTTATGAATTCTTTGATAAAAAGATAAGCAAGCCAGACATAAGCAGGTATCGTCATGGCAAAAAGAAGATCAGTGCTGGTCACATTCTCGTTATTCATGAGAAGTTAGGTATGCCAGTTGCCGAAATACGCAGCTTCTTAGCGCAGCCGTAACTATGGAAACATTCTCCATCATTACGTTTGTTGCTGGCTTATTAGTAGGCGCTGGTATTTGTTTGATACTTACCGCTTGCTTTTTCTACTGGCTGTTTTCGCGGAGCGAATAAATGATTGAGCCGTGGGAGCGCCTTTGCTTCCCGGCTTTCTCATTCTCTCACCGCTACCTGCTTTTATACGCTCACGTTTGGCATTGATGTTGGCATACAGTCCGGGTTTCATCGGCATTTCCATCTCCTCATAGATGCTCTAGCACGTTCAGAATTCTTAGCTGTCTTAACAATCCCACCCATACGAGCGCAAAAAGATGCCCGTCTGCCAGCCTCAGACTTGCTAGGCTTGCTAGTGGTGACAGGAGCCTTCAGATCGCTTCCTGTCTCACGATTGTACTTAGCTCTACCCTTGGCAGTCAGGCCAGCGCCTTTGCTTGCTGGAAGCTTCTCACCGCGACCTACAGCTAAACTAGGATTCTTAGCCATTTCTACCCCGCTATAAATAATGCGCGTTCATCATTCCTGCGAGTAACTAATCCTTTAAGGACTTTGCCACCAGCTTTCGTGTACTTCAGAAACTCCTCTGCTGCACCATTATAGTCACCGCGATTGAATCTCTGGCGTAATGTGCTGCGCTGTAATGTTCCCAAACCTACATTGAAACTGAAGCTAACCAAAGCATCCAGCCAGCCTTGCTTACTGCCAGCAACAGGGCAATATTTAAGAACTCCTCGTTCAAACCTCTCAAGGTCTTTTGCAAGTATGGCATTGACTTCTTCCATTGTGAATGTGCGGTTCCAACCTTCAGGACACGGCAATCCTACTCTGTCTTCAATCTTCAATTTGCCGTGGTTAGGGTCAATGACATGGCCTACTCCGACAGTCCAAAGCTTTGCTGGACAACGATAAGGCTTAGTTCTCACACCTTCGTGATGCGAGATCATCTTTAGAGCCTTGGGGCTTATCATTTTCCAAACGCCCTGCCGCCAAAGTGAAACGCAATAATCGAAGCGAACAACGCTTGTGTCTCGTTATCCCATAACTGGTCAGCCAACGCATTAAAGTCAACGCCGCTAGTCAATCCTTTGTATGCCAGCACACCATCAATACCTACCAGTAAGAAGAAGAACCCATAGGTAATTACTGGCCTGACACTAGCGCGTAAGTCTTTCATCCACTTGCTTGTGCCTTCGTTTAGGCTTGTGTCGTGGGCGTAGATAGCTTGCATTTCAGATTGTTGTGCGCCTATTAATGCTTGCCTCTCATCCGATGCTGTCTGAGTCTTTATCTCATCTAGCTTAATAGCTTCTATTTGCTGTTGGGCTGCGTATCCTGCGGCAGCTAGTTGCATCTCACGCTCTGTCTGCATCTGAGCCAGCTTTAGTTCGTGAGATTTGTCAGCACGATCTTGAAACAGATCAAGTATTTTGGGCAAGCCACCCATCAAAAAACTAACAAGCGTTGAAAGTAGCGTCAGCATTATCTTTTAGCCCTTTCTTCCATCAACTTAATACGAACTTGTAAGTCGTGAAGGTCTTTGTAAATGTCTTCTTTTAACTTGTGCCTAGCCTCTGCACTTA